CCACGCTCCTGACCGGGTTCGGTGCGGACAAGACGTCCGTGTGGATCTACGGGGGCGGGCGGCAGGAATGAGCTCCGACCTGTCCCGCTACGCCCGCGCGTCCGTGTTCCTGTTCGGCCGCTGGTACGTGTGGATCCGGCTCCCGGGCGGCACGCTGTCCCTGCGGCGTACGGGCCTGGGAGTTCCCGGTAAGTGATCATGTGGACGTGCACGGCTTGTGCCATCGGGCACGCGTCGTGTGAGGGCCGCCCGTGTTGGGGCGGGTACCGAGAGGCGGAAGACGACGATGGAACCATGGATGATCGCCCTACCCGTGTGGGTGGTGGCCCTGGGGATCCTGGCAGTGTCCGTACGGGCATCGGCCACCAGGAAGCGCCTGCGCGCTGAGCAGGCCGAGTGGGTGCGTGCGAGGGACCGGCGTTTCTTCTCCCTCGGGCAGTCGGATTTCTGGTCCCCGGGCGGGTGGTCGCAGCCTCCGGACGAGTCCTTGGATCCGGCCACGATTGACCCCCGTTACCGGGCAGTACGAGAGGGCGATGATCTTGACTACTGAGCCGTCCGGATCGCAGACCGACCGGACCGATGGGCTGCCTCCCGTGCCCGAGCGAACCGGTCCCAGGCGCCTGCGCGGGCCCACTGGAAAATTCATCGCGAACATGGATACGGCGTCCTTGGACGCGTATGCGGTCATGCTCCGGTCCCGCGCCCTGGGCTACGCGGAGATCGGTCACGCCATGGGAGAAACGGACAGCACCGCGTTCGACCGGGTGCAGCGCGGGCTGGGCGCCATTCGCATGGCACCGGCCGCTGAGCTGGTGAAGATCGAGGTCGCCAAGCTGGACGCGATCGAGCGCGAGGCGCTGCGCGTGCTGGAAACTTTCCACTACGTGGTCAGCGAGGGGCGCGTGATCTCGTACCAGGGCCCCCGCCAGTCCGAGCCCCGTCCCCTGAAGGACGACGGCCCCGTGTTGGCCGCGGTGGACCGGTTGCTGAAGATCCAGGACCGGCGTGCCAAGCTCCTGGGACTGGACGCGGCCCAGAAAGTGGACCTGTCCGGCGGGGTCGCGTACACGTTCGAGAACGTCAGCTCGGAGGACCTGTGATGGTTGCCGACAGGCCCCCGACCGTGGAAGAGATCGGCATCATGCGCGATCTTCTGGAAGAGAACATCGCAGAGCACGGATGGGACAGCTCCGTAGACGCCGCCTCCAGGGCGCTGCAGTGGGTTCTCTCCGGGTCGCCGTTCTCCAAGAAGATCTTGGAAGCGCGCATGGAGCGGTCGGCGTCCGATCGCCGTAGTGAGTGGATCGCCCGGGGAGGCGATCCGGTGGACTGGTCGCTCTTCCTAGAGAACGTCAGCTCGGAGGACCTGTGATGGGCAAGCGCATGAACGTGGACCTGTCCTCGCGCCCGGATGGGGGGTACGTGGTCGAGCTGGACGGGACGGATGTCGCGGATCACGTCAATCACGTAGACCTCGCTATGTCCCCCGCCGGCCACGTGAACGTCACGCTCAGCCTGGGCAAGGTGAAGGCCCTGTTCCACGGGCGCGCGGCCGTGGTGGTGGACCAGGAGACTGCTGCAGTGCTTCGGTCTCTGGGCTGGGCATCTCCGGACCAGCTTGATGGCCTGGCCCGGGGGCAGGAGAGGCTGCCGTGGTCATGACCCCCGCCCGCCGGCCGCCCTTGTCCCAGATGACCGACCGCCCTACCCGGGAGGCGGCGGGGTACCGGCGCTCGTTCGTGGTACACGGTCGGTCCGCCTGGTTCGCGTTCACCCCTTCCGGTCCGTCCGGGCAGTCCTACGGTGTACGTGGGTGCCCGACATGGGCGGAGGCGTATGCACACGCGTACGCCTCGGCGGACAAGTGCGCGGTGTGCGGGAACTGCTTCCACGATCACGGCGGCTGGAACCACGCCTACACCAACAGTGAGACCCTGAGGATTCCCGACTCGGGGGAGTGCGGATGGCGCCTGGGTCTGTGCACGGGCTGTGAGAAGTGCGAGCAGGCCCCGTACGGACCGCTGACCAAGGCGCAGTGGTGGGACGAAATCGCTACCCGCGACACGCCCGACTCGGGGGGATGCCCTACGTGCCGGGTAATGGGAATTATGACGGAGCGGTGCAGGGACTGCGGCCGTAAGGCGTCGTACCGCCCCCCGGCAGCCGAGCCCGACTCCCCTGCCATCAGGTGCTCGAACTGCCTGTCCCCTGCCGGTATGGGCCACGATCAGGGGTGCCGGTACGAGCACCCGCGCCCGTGACCACCGCTCCCGCCGTCGATCCGTCCGTCCCGCTCACGCACCGGTACGCCGCGTACGGAGCGGCGGCGGACGCGTGGCGGTCCAAGGCCACGGAGGTGCTGCTGTCCGGGCCCGCGGGCACGGGCAAGTCCCGCGCGGCGCTGGAGAAGTTGCACGCCCTGATGCTCAAGTACCCGGGTGCCCGGGGCCTGATCGTGCGCAAGACTCGCGAGAGCCTGACCTCCACCGGGCTGGTCACGTTCCGTGAGCATGTGGCGAAGGAGGCGCTGTCCTCCGGCCTGGTGGTCTGGTACGGCGGCAGTACGGCGGAGCCGCCGCAGTACCGGTACGCGAACGGGTCGCGGATCATGGTCGGTGGCATGGACAAGCCGACCAAGATGATGTCCTCCGAGTACGACGTGATCTTTGTCCAGGAGGCGATTGAGCTCACGGTCACGGACTGGGAGAGCCTGACCACCCGGCTGCGCAACGGCGTGCTCCCGTGCATGCAGCTCCTGGCGGACACCAACCCGGCGCAGCCCGCGCACTGGCTGAAGCAGCGCAGCGACGCGGGCGCCACGGTGCTGATGGAGTCCCGGCACGAGGACAACCCGCGGCTGTACGACCACGGGGCCGGGGCGTGGACGCCCGAGGGCGTGGCCTACATGGCGCGCCTGGACGCGCTGACCGGTGTACGGAAGCAGCGCCTGCGGTACGGCAAGTGGACCAGCGCGGAGGGACTGGTGTACGAGGGCTACGACCCGGCGGTGCACCTGGCCCCGCGCATCAAGCGCCCGCCCAAGTCATGGCGCCTGTTCTGGGTGGTGGACTTCGGTTTCACCAACCCGTTCGTGTGCCAGTGGTGGGGCGAGGATCCCGACGGGCGCCTGCACATGTACCGGGAGATCTACTGGACGAAACGCCTGGTGGAGGACCATGCCCGGGAGATCATGAAACTGGTGGCCACGTGCAAGAAGGAGTGCGGGGACACCGGCATGGACCACTTCCCGTTCACCTGCCCCCAGTGCGAGGTGGTATGGATGGAGGCGCGCCCGTCCAAGATCATATGTGACCACGATGCGGAGGACCGGGCCACGCTGGAGAAGCACCTGCGCATGTCCACGGTCCCGGCCAAGAAGACCGTGACCCGCGGCGTGCAGGCGGTGGAGTCCCGACTTAAAGTACAGGTCGACGGGCACCCAAGACTGATAATCCACCGGGACGCGGTGGCCGAGCGGGATCCCGCGCTGGTGTCCGCGGCCAAGCCAATCGGTACCGTGGACGAGATCACCGGGTACGTGTGGCCGGACGGAGCCAAGAAGACCGGTGACGCGCTGGAGGCCCCGGTCAAGAAAGACGACCACTCCATGGACACTATGCGGTACATGGTGGCGGACCGTGATCTCAAGGGAAGGTACGACGTGCGATGGCTGTAGCGACCGCGATCGATCGAGGAACCCGTCCGTGGGGCAAGGCCGCTCCGGCCCGTGCCAGGCTCCGGCACCGCGCGGAGGCGTTCGGCCGCCAGCTGACACGGCGCGTGACCAGTGCCCGATCTGCTCTGCTGACCACCGCCGGGCTCGGCTCGGGGACGGCCGCGTTCTGGCACGGGTTGGGCATGACTGCCGGATTGGGGGCGCTTGCCGTATCGTTCCTGGTAATCGAAGCCCTGACCGGTAAGGAGAGCGGTGAATGAGGTCTCCCCTCCGGTCCGTGGTGAATCTGGCGGGCCTGGCCGTACGGCCCCGTAACGAGGGTTCCAGCCCGCCGGTGCCGTACCCGTCCCGGGCAGCTCAGACACGGTCCGTGTTCTCGGGTACGACGACCGAGGCGACTGCGGCGATCGACGCCATGGGCTCGGTCGGCACCCTGTTCAACATCGTCTCCACCATCTCGCAAGCCGCGGCCAAAGTGCAGTGGCAGCTGTGGCGCTCCGCCGCGTCGGGCGACCCGTCCGACCGCGTGCTGGTCGCGGACCACCAGGCCAAACGGGTGTGGGACCGGCCCAACGATTTCATGTCGGGCATGCGGTTCCGCGAGACCCAGTTCCAGCACCTGCGCCTCACCGGTGAGGGCGCCTGGGTGATGGAGCGGCGCTCCCCACTGCCCTGGCCCGTGGGCATGTGGCCGGTCCGGCCCGACCGGCTGACCCCCGTGCCGAGCGTGGAGAAGTTCCTGCTCGGGTACGTGTACACCTCACCGGACGGGGAGCAGATCCCCCTCCGGCCGGACGACGTGATCCGCCCCATGCAGCCCAACCCCGCGGACCCGTACCGGGGCATGGGCGCGGTGCAGTCGATCCTGGCGGACCTGGACAGCGAGCGATACACGGCGGAGTGGAACCGGAACTTTTTCCGGAACAGTGCGGCGCCGGGCGGGATCCTGACGGTGCCGGACAACCTGGACGACACGGACTTCTACCGCATCCAGCGGCGCTGGAACGAGCAGCACAAGGGCGTGGCCGCGGCGCACCGGGTGGCGATCTTGGAATCCGGGATGACCTGGGTGGACAGATCCTTCTCCCAGCGCGACATGCAGTTCGTAGAGCTGCGGCAGGTGGGCCAGGATGTGATCCGGGAGGCGTTCGGGTTCCCGGGGTTCGCGGCCGGCAAAGTCACGGACGTGAACCGCGCCACCGCGGAGGCGTCCGACATCTGGTTCGACAAGCACTTGACCATCCCGGACGTGGACCGGGTGCGGGACGTGCTGAACACGGAGTTCCTGCCGATGTTCGGCCCGGCCGGTCAGGGGCTGGAATGGGACTACATCAGTCCGTTGAAAGACGACGATGAGGTGGCCGCGCAGGTCATGGTGTCCAAGGCGACCGCGTTCGGCGCGCTGGTCAAGGGCGGCGCGCCGCTGGTGGAGGCGGCTCGGCTGGCCGGTCTGCCCGACGTGGACTTCGGCGACGACGATCCGGAGCACGACCTGTTGACCCGCCTGGTGACCAGCGCCCCAGCCCTGGCCCCGCTGATCCTGCCGGTCCTCATGCCGGGCACGGACTGGTCCCATGCCACTCCCGAGCCGGTGCCCGCGCAGCTCGTGGCCCCGGAACCTGCCCCCGGCTCTGCCCCCGTCCCGGAGGTGCCCGCGCGCCCGGCGCTGGAACCGGCCCCGACGGACCGCGGCGTGCCCCTGATCACGGACGCTCCCGAGATGGTGCCGGACGGGGACGACGACTCCGACGCGGACAACACGCACCTGGACGGGTGCATGATCGCGCTCATGCCGCGGGAGCAGGACGCGGCGCGCCTCGCGGTCCCGGGCGGGGAGGCGGCCGAAGACCTGCACCTCACCCTGCGATACCTGGGTCCGGACGCGGGCATGTGGCCGGAGCAGGCCCGTGCCGCGATGATCGACTGTGCGAAGGACTGGTTCTACGGCCTTCCCCAGGTGCCGGCACGCCTGTTCGGCGCGGCGCTGTGGAACCCTGACGGGGACAAACCGGCCTGGGTGTGGAACGCGGGCGACGATGGTGCGGCGTACGGGCTGGAACTGGGCAAGGCATGCGCGATCGCGTGTGCGGCGGCCGAAGACGTAGCCGGGGCGTTCCTGCCCGACGCCCACTCCCCGTGGGTGGCGCACATCGCGGCGGTGTACGGCGACGACCCGGCCGCGCTCCCGGACCTGGTGGCGCGGTGCGGGCCCGTGGTGTTCGACCGGGTGCGGGTCAGTTTCGGGGACGCGGACACCGACATTCCGCTGGACGCGCCGGATTCCGGCGGGGGCGTTCGGGGGCCCGGAGTGGAGCGGGGTGACGCCACGTACGCGGCGGCTCTGCCCTTGCTGGAGAACGCTCAGCGCTGGGTGGTGAAGGCGCACCTGGACGACAACACGTGCGGGCCGTGCCGCGCGAATGACGGAAAGATGTACCGTAACCGTGAGTCAGCGTACGCGGACTACCCGGACGGCACCTCCTACGTGAACTGCGTAGGCGAGGAATTCGGCAACCACTGCCGGTGCAAGGTCGTCAAGCGCGGACGGAAAGGCGGGGCCGAATGACCACCAGGATATGGACGCCTTCCCAGGTGGCCAATCTCCAGCGGACCGGGCGCGCGTCCTGGTACTCGATCGAGGCCAGCGCCTCCGGCTCGGGTACCGCGACCGAGATCCTGATCTATGACGAGATCGGGGAGTGGGGCGTTACCGCCAGTAGTTTCCTGCGCGACCTGGGCCAGGTGAAGGGTGCGATTGACCTGCACCTGAACAGTGCCGGGGGCGAGGTGTTCGACGGCATCGCGATCTACGAGACGCTGAAACAGCGCGGCGGCGTCACGGTGTACGTGGACTCCCTGGCCGCGTCGATCAGCTCGGTTATCGCGCAGGCCGGGGAGCGCCGCATCATGGCGCCCAACGCGACCATGATGGTCCACGACGCCAGCTCGGGCATGGCCGGCAACGGTTCCGAGCTGCGCAAGTTGGCGGATCTCCTGGACAAGACCTCCGACAACATCGCGTCCGTGTACGCGGAACGTGCCGGCGGCAGTGCGGCGGACTGGCGCACTGTCATGCAAGCTACTACCTGGTACAGCGCCGCGGAAGCGGTGGCGGCAGGGCTGGCGGACGAGGTACGCGGCAGCAGTGCGGCGCCTGTCAACAAGGCGGACCCGCCCAAGGACCCGGTACCCGTACCGGCGATCGACAACGCGGCCAATCGGTCCGCGCAGAACGCGGACGCGATCCGCCGGGCCCTGAAGGGACTACGCCCGTGACCAAGATGCTCATTCCGAAGTCTTCTGTCGAGCTGGAAGAAATGCTCGGGGACGACAAGAGGCTCGCTGAGATCACGGCCGAAGGCCAGCTCGGGGAGCTGGTCAAGTCCTACGCGGACGCCGTCATGGGCGAGAAGACCGAGCTCCGTGCCCAGGTCAAGGAAATGCTTCAGATCGAGGCTACTGCGTGGTTCGAGGCGCACGGCCAGGACCCGGACAAGATGTCCGCCCGCCTGGACATGCGGCCCAAGGGCAGCGACGACTTCGCTTCCCGGCCCACCTCGCTCTACAACCCGCGCGCGGTCGGGGCCCACCCGGACATCGACAAGTTGTACGCGGACCCGGCGGCCCTGTTCCAGGCGATCTGGCACAACCCGCTGGCCTCCAACAACACCAAGGAGAACCGGGACAAGCTGGCGCGCCTGACCGCGTACAGCGAGCAGCAGCCGGCCGAGGGCGGGTTCCTGGTCCCGGAGACGCTGCGCTCCGAACTCCTCCAGATGTCGCTGGAGAAGGCCGTGGTCCGCCCGCGGGCCCGCGTCGTCCCGATGGAGAGCCAGCGGGTCCCGTTCCCCAAGATCGACTCCACCACCAACGTCGGGTCCGTCTACGGCGGCATCACCGCGTACTGGGTGGAGGAGTCCGCGGACCTGCCCGAGTCCGAAGCATCGTTCGGCCGGTCCGTGCTGGACGCGAAGAAGCTGATCACGTACGCGGAAGCACCCAACGAGCTGGTGCGCGACTGGTCCGCGTTCGGCGCCTTCATCGGTGGCGTGATGCCGGAGGCCATGGCGTTTTTCGAGGACCTGGCCTTCATGGGCGGGAACGGTGTCGGCATGCCGACCGGCGTCCTGAACACCACCAACTCGGTGAACATCGCGGTAGCCGCGGAATCGGGCCAGGGCGCGAACACGATCGTCTGGCAGAACGTCATCAAGATGTTCGCCCGGATGCTGCCGCAGTCCCTGTCCAGCGCGGTGTGGATCGCCACCATCGACTCGTTCCCCGAGCTGGCCACCATGGCCCTGTCGGTCGGTACCGGCGGCGGTCCGGTCTGGCTCGGCGGACCGAACGCGTCGGGCGCGGACACCCCGCCGGTCACGATCTTGGGCCGGCCGGTCATCTTCACGGAGAAGACCCCGGCCGCGCTCGGCGGACAGGGAGACCTCTCGTTCGTGGACCTGTCGTACTACCTGATCGGTGACCGGCAGCAGATGACGGCCGAGTCCTCCGAGCACTACAAGTTCAAGAACGATCGTACCAGCTATCGTATCACGCAAAGGGTCGATGGTCGTCCGTGGCTGGATAGCCCTATCACCCCTGCGAACAGCGGGCCGACCCTCGGCCCGGTCGTGCAGCTCGCCACCCGTCCCTGATCGTACGGCTTGAATACAACCCACTTTGCGCCGCTAAACTAGTGGTGTAGAGTGGGTTGTATGCCTACCCAGCCCTGTCAGCCCGGTTGCACCTGTGGACGGCACAAGTCCTCGGCGTGCAAGCCGGGCTGTACCTGTAAGCGTCACGCGCGCACGTCAGTGATCGATTGGAAAGACCCCGAGGCCGTAAAGACCTACGCCCGGCTACAGTCTCGCGAGCGATACGCCACGGACCCCGAAAAGATCAAGGCCAATACGAAGCGATACCGCGACAAGATGAAAGCCGCAGACCCCGATTACTGGCGCAAGCGCCAAACCCAGTTCGACCGCGCTTGGCGGTACGGCCTGCCTCGGGAACAGTTCTTCGAGCTGTTGGGGTCCCAGAGCGGGAACTGTTACCTGTGCCGCTCCCCCCTGGATCCGGAAGCTCGGCGCGGCATTCACCTGGATCATGATCACGACTGCTGCCCAGGAAGGCGCACTTGCGGGCAATGCACACGGGGCCTTACCTGCGACAAGTGCAATACGGGTATTGGGGCGTTCGGCGATGACCCGGAACTGTTGCGCCTGGTAGCGGACAACCTGCAAGCCGCGATCGAGCGCCTGAACCGGTAACCTGGGTCCCAGACCCCGGGCATTCGAACCCCCGGGGCCAACAGGAAGTAGAAGAACATGTCCGGAATGGAAGGTTTGGGGCGCTCGTTCAACGTCGTCCCGACCGCGGCTGACACGACGTATATCAACATGGCGTACGCGAGCGGCGTCACGTTCGTGTGCGTCGGAGCCGACACGTACACGGTTCAGTCCAGCGCCACCGCTTCTGGCGGGGCCGACCTGGTCGTTATCGATCACTACTACACGCTGAGTGCGGCGGACGGCTCGGTTACCTGGGTACGCAACCCGGTAAACCCGATGTCGGACGCGGCCCCTACCGCGTCCCGGGTGATCGCGGCGAACGGTGCCATCTGGGTGGGCGCTGACTCGCTGCCGGACGGGCACAAGTACGTCAAGTGCGTGTCCACGTCCACGGGCCTGGTCATCGCGATCACGCACGACCTGTACGTCCAGCGCAAGCCCTCGAACCTGCCCGCCCTGGGGGTCTGACCATGTCGGTCCTCAACCCCAACAAGGCGTTCCTCCAGTCCATCTTCGGACAGCCCGCGTACAAGGCCGCGACCACGATCCCGCAGACCGCTACGGGAACGATCTTCACCGTTACCGGCGGGAAGGTGGCGATCACCAGTCTCACCGGTGAGGTCACGACCGTGATCGGTGCCACCACGGTAAACTTCAACGTGGTGTACACCCCCGCCGGCGGGTCCGCCGCAGACCTGTGCGCGGCCACTGTGTGCACGTCGGACGCTGTGGGAACGCTGTACTCCCTGGTGTCCGGGATTGCCGCGGACCTGCTCTCGATTCAGTCCACGTCCATCATCACGGTAACTACGCCGATCCTGGCGGCTGAAGTCCCGACCGTGACCTATGCCCCGATGCTCCGTCAGCCCCTCGTGGTCCGGGCGGGAGCGGTCGGGTTCAAGACCTCTGCTTCCACCACGGGCGCTGTGAAGTGGGTATGCACCTGGGTCCCGCTGGACGACGGCGCGGCACTCGCCTGATGAGCGTCGAATACGTGAAGGCTCCCGATACGGTGGACGGGATCTACACAGTGATCCGGATCACGGACGATCCCGCGTACACGGTCGTGGCGAAGGTGGACACCGAAGCGCGCGCGGCTCAGATCGCCAGTCTTCTCACGGCGGTCGCTGCCTGACCCGCTCCGTACAGATTCAGGGCCGGTACTCTTCGGGTACCGGCCCTGATCCGGTTCGAGAGGAGCCCAACATGCCCAGAAGCACCGTCCACGGCGGCGTGACCAACGCCGCGCTGGAACAGTCGCACCGCACCGGTCAGCCGCCCGAGCCGGAGGCCGTCCCGGCCGCAGAGCTGGACGTTGAAGTACCGCCCCCGGCGGACAACGGCAAGGAACCGGGACCGGCGCGGCCGGCCGTCAACGACCCCAAGGACGCGTGGATCGCCTACGCCGTGTCCTGGGGATGGACGGAGGAGGACGCGCACGCCGCGACCAAGGCGGACCTCATCGACAAGACCCGGGACCTCTGAGCGCCGTGGCGTATCAGCAGCTCCTGGACGTGCTGCGGGAGCAGGCGCAGTACCGGCGGCAGTATGTGGAGACCCCGCCCGTGGCCTGTCCGGATGACGGAGTCCTCCTGGACACCAACTCTGACGGGATCCTGCACTGCCCGATGGGCCACTACATCGCGCAGGTGGCCGGGCAGTGGGTTACCCGGGCTACTCCGGTGTAGGGTGGCGGACGGCTGGTAAGCGAGTACGGCGCACAGAGCGGGTCCCGGATGCAGGCCGGGGCCCGCTCTGCTGTGTCCGGCCGAGATCCGTGGCACACTGTGACCACATGCACCGCCCGACCGAAAGCAGTGGGGGCCCCGGTGAGCTGGTACGCGACGCGCGAGTCTGTGAAGAACGCGCTCGACATCAAGGACACGGCCCGCTCTGACGCGGCCGTGGACGACGCTCTCACCGCGGCCACCGACGCCGTTGACGGGGACACCCGCAGGACCTTCACTCCTGTTCTGACCACGCGCAGGTTCGATTTCCCGGACGCGGTCATGTCCACCCGGACATGGCGCCTGTGGCTGCAGCGCAACGAGATCGTGTCGGTCACCCAGCTCGCCTCCGGCGGCCGGACCATCAACCCCTCGCAGTACATCGTGCGCCGGGCGGACAACGGCGATACGGCTCCCTTCGACTGCATCGAGATCCTTCTCAGCGGCCAGGCCACGTTCGGTGGCGGTCCCACCTACCAGCAGGACATCCAAGTTACTGGCTGGTTCGGGTTCGGGGACGATCAGCGCGCGTCCGGGTCGCTGGCTGCCAACGCCGCGTCCGGTGACGGCACGGTCCTGGTGGACGCGACCGGATCGGCCGCGATCGGGGTGGGCGACCTGCTCACCATCGGGTCCGAGCGCCTGGACGTGACCGGCCGCCGTGCGGCCACCACGGGCACGGCACTGAGCGTGGACCTGGCCGGTACCAGTGCGGCCACCGCGGTGACCGTGGCCGCTCCCGGGATCCAGCCGGGTGAGGTGATCACGGTCGGTACCGAGCGCATGCTGGTCGTCGACGTGGTGGGCGCCGTGTTGTCGGTGCGCCGGGCCTGGGACGGCTCCGTACTGGCCGGGCACGTGTCGGGCGACACCGTGTACGCCGCGCGGCTGCTGACCGTGGACCGGGCGCAGCGCGGTACCGCGGCAGCCGCGCACACCTCCGCCACCGCCGTCACCCGGCTCCGTGTCCCGGGCCTGGTGGAGGCATACAGCAGGGCGCACGCGCTGAGCACGCTGCTCAACGAGCGCTCCGGCTACGCCCGTACGTCCGGCTCGGGGGACAACGCGCAGGAGCTGCGCGGCACCTCGCTGGCCGTTCTCCGCGCCCAGCTCCGGCAGCAGTACCGCCGGCAGGCATTCAGCGAGGCGGTGTGATGCAGTGAACTTCAGCGTGTCCGTGCGCAGTACCGGCCCCGTGTTCGACGGCCGGGCCGTCCGGGCTGTCCGGGACTACCAGCAGGCGGCCGAGAAGGCCGTGGCGCAGGAGGGTGCCAAGCGGGTCCGGGTCCGGCTGAAAACGGTGCTCCGGCACCCGACCGGCTACTACATGGGGCACATCGCGGCGGAGAAGGTCGCGAACCTGTGGGAGGTCAACGACGACGGGATCGTCTACGGCCCGTGGCTGGAGGGCACCGGGTCCCGGAACCGGACCACCAGATTCAAGGGCTATGCCACGTTTCGCATGGTCAAATCCTTGCTGGACGCTCAGTCGGCCCAGATCGCTCAGCGTGAACTGCCCCGGTACCTGGCGAGGATGAACGGATGAGCGTGAACACGGCCGGTCTGCTGACCGGACTCCAGACCATGGGGCAGTCCTCCGGCCAGTTCGAACAGGTCATGCTGCACGAGCCCAAATCGGCCCCGTCCGCGGGCGGTCTGACCCTGTGCTTCTGGCTGGATCGGATCCTGCCGTTCGCGGACGGCTCCGGCCTGGCCGCGGTGAGCATGGCCGCGGTGGTCAACGCCCGGGTGTATCTGAAATTCCTCAGCGAGCCGGAGGACGCGATAGACACCGCGATCGCCACCGCGGCGGACGATCTGATGTCCCGGCTCTGCGGGGGGTTCACGCTCGGCGGGCTGGTCCGCAACGTGGATATTTTCGGGGAGAGTTTCGACCGCGGGCTTGAGCTGGAGTACGGCTACATCACCCAGGACGGAACCGTGTTCCGGGTGGCGGACCTGGTCATTCCCATGATTCTCAACGACGTGTATGTGGAGGCGCCGTGACCAAGGCGAGTGGATTGGGTGACGGGCTGATTTTCGGGTCCGCGGACATGAGCGGGGACGTGCAACAGCTCAACTCGCTGTCCACGCCCCGGGGCGTGCTGGACTTCACCGCGATCAACAAGTCCGCCATGGAGCGGCAGACCAGCACCACGGACGGCACGCTGTCCATGACGACGTTCTTCAACCCGGGGGCCGCGGCCAACGCGGCGCACCTGGTGGCCCGGACCCTGCCGCGTACCGACGTGCAGCTCGCGTACCTGCGCGGGACCACGCTGGGTTCGCAGGCGTTCTGCATCCTGGGTAAGCAGATCAACTACGACGCGTCCCGGGGCACGGACGGGTCCTTGACCTTCGCGGTCACCGCGCAGGCCAACGGGTTCGGCGCCGAGTGGGGCGACCAGCTCACCCCGGGCAGCCGGACCGATGTCGCGGCCACCCCGACCCCGACCGCGGTGGACCTGACCACGGTCAGCACGGCGTTCGGGTGGCAGGCGTACCTGTTCGTGCAGGCGTTCACCGGTACCTCGGTCACCGCCACCATCCAGGACAGCGCGGACAACTCTACTTTCGCCACCCTGACCGGGGCCGCGTTCACCGCGGCGACCGCAGCCGGTGTGCAGCGTCTTCAGGGCGGTCGGACCGCGACCGTGCGCCGGTACCTGCGGGTAGCGACCACGGGAACGTTCTCTTCCGCCACCTTCTCGGTCGTATTCGTCCGCAACAAGAACACGGTGTCGCTGTGAACCTGAACAGTGCGGTGGACCTTACCCGCCGGTACCGGATCAACGCCCCGCTGGACACGCACTTCCGGCAGGCGACCTGCGCGGAAGTGGACTGCCCGCAGTACCTGATGGGCTGGAAGCTTCGGTACGACACCCTGTCGGAGCAGAACAAGCACCTGGTCACGCACTGCGGTCGGAGCTTCCGGATCACGGACGGCGGGTCCTGGATCGAGTTCGAGGCGGGACAGCAGTGCTTCGCCTACTCCAAGCATCTGACCCGGATCGACAAGCCGGAGAACTTCCTGGTCCGGGAGGGCCGGGGCGCCGCCCTGGTACACGCCAGTGCGGATGACTGGATCGATGACCTGCACACCCACACGGACCAGGTGTCCGAACAGAAGCAGAGGGGCTGATCACAATCAGCAAGCAAAGTGGACTTGGGTGGACAACGCTGTCGGTAGACAGCTCGGTTCCCACCCTGACCGACATCAAGAACGACACGACGAACTTCGATTTCGCGACTCCCCGCGCAGTTCAGGACATCACGGGCGTGGACAAGTTCGCGACCGAGCGCCTGCTCCTGTTGGCGGATTTCACCATTACCCTCAGCGGCGTCTTCAACATCACGGCCTCCCATGCCGTGTTCAAGGACGTGGCCGGCACCAACGTGATCCGTACCTGCTCGCTGGTCATCAGCGCGCAGACGCTCAACAACGAGTGCGTGTTCACCGACTACGCGGTGTCCCGGCAGACCGGCGGAGCACTCACCTGGTCCGTTCCCGGGGCCCTGGCGGACGGTACCGCCCCGGCCTGGTCCTGATCCGCCCGACCCGCTACACGAGAGGCAGACCACGATGGGGTTCCGACCCAAGAAGCGCACCCAGACAGTCACCATGCCGGAGGACTCCGAGTGGTTCGGTCTGGAAGTCGAACTGGTGCCGATGGACTTCGGCGTCTGGCTGGAACTGACCAGCAACGGCGCGGGCGGGCTGACCATGCTGGACGTGATCCACTCGGTAGAGCGGATGGCGGAGAGCCTGATCGGTTGGAACCTGGAGGATGCCGACACCGGGGAGCCGGTCCCGACCGACCCGGCCGCGGTGATGAAACGGGATTCGGCCATGCTCACGGCCATCACCACCCAGTGGATTGCCCTGGTCACCGGGGTGTCCGACCCTTTGGATCAGACCTCCGGCGATACGGCGCCACTTCCGGAGGTATCACTGGCAGTGGAAACCCTGTCGCCGCTCCCGGAGCCCTCCGACGTGCCCGCCTGATCCTGTCCCTGTGCGACCGTTTCCACTGCCTCCCGAGCCAGATCCTGGCAGAGCCTGCTGAGTTCATGCGCCTGATCGAGATAGATCACCTGGCCCGGCCCCCCGAGGGATCCGGAGAAGAGGAGGGGGACGATGGCTAACGCGGTACGTATCGCGATCACGGGCAGTTCCACCGACGCGCAGAACGCGATCAGGGACGCGAACAAGGCTGCCAAGGAGGCGTCCGCGGACGGCCTGTCCAAGCTCAAGGGCGCCTTGATCTCGCTCGCCCCGGCTGCCATCCCCATAGCCGCCAGTCTGGCCCCACTGGCGGCCCACATGGGCGCGGGCGCGGTGGCCGCGGCGGCGTTCGGTGCCGCGCTGCTCCCCCAGGTGACGGCGCTGAAGGACGTGTCCTCCGCACAGGACAAGTACAACACCGCGGTGAAACAGTACGGGCCCAACTCAGCGCAGGCGGCCAAGGCACAGGACGCGATGGTCGCCTCCATCAAGTCCCTGCCGCCGGAGACCCAGAAGGCCGCCGCGGCGTTCCTGAACCTGAAGGGTACGTACAAGGGCTGGTCAGACGAGCTGTCCAAGGCCACCGTCCCGGTGTTCACCAAGTCCCTTGAGGTGGCCAACGCGCTGCTGCCGAAAACGTCCGGCCTGGTCCTGGGTGCCAGTACCCAGTTTGACCGGCTGATCACCATGCTCGGGGGTGCGGTCGCTACTCCCGGATTCGATGCCGTAGGCAAGAAATTCACAGCGTTCGCTGTGGGGTCCCTGAAATCCCTGGTGGACGGAGTGGTCCGGTTGTCCCGGGCGCTGTCTGAGGGAAAGGCGGACGGTCCGGCGTCCAAGTTCATGGACTACGTGGCCAAGACGGGTCCCCAGGTGAAGGACACGCTGAAGAACCTGGCGGAGTCGCTGCTGCACATCGGGGAGGCAGCGGCCAACGCGGGCCCGGGCATGCTGACGATCGTCAACGCTCTGGCCAAGCTGGTCAGCGCGATCCCGGCGCCCGTGCTGACCCGGATGCTCCAGCTCTATACCGCGGCGAGGCTGATCGGGACCACCTCTGCCGGGGTGATGGCCTTGAGTAGAGCCTTGGAGGCCAGTGCGGCGCGCGCGGTACTGGCCGGTAGGGCGTACGTGGCAGCGGCGGGAGGGGCCTCCACCATGGGGGCTGCGTTCGGGACCCTTTCCTCCAGCGCCAAACTAACGGCCGTGGTCGCGGGTATTCTGGCTCTGGCCTACGTGGCGAAGAAGTGGAACGATTCCGGAAGAGACGCTTCAGAGACTTCTAGGCAGTTCTCCCAGTCCCTGGCGGACCTGTCCCGGGGGGCTTCTTCCACTGCGGTATCCGGGTCTATAAAGGACTTGAACAAGGCAGTGGACAACCTGCACCAGAGCTTTAAGGAGGAGCTGTTCAGCAGCTCCTCCACCTGGGACGTTCTGTTTGGTCAGTCCAAGGCGGAGTCCTCGGCGTCCAAAACCATAGACAACCTGGATAAAGCCCTGGCTTCGCTGGTTCAGAGCGGGCATGCGGACATAGCGGCAGCGGACTTGGAGAAGCTGAAAGCCGCCGGGGTGGATATCCCTACCAAGTCCCTTAACGATTACACCAACGCGCAAAAAGACGCTGCTTTTGAAACTCAGATTACCGCGCAGTCCCTCGGGGTGTTCGGGGCGCAGTCCGTGGCAGTGCAGAAGAAGCTGGACGCGCAGAAGCAGAGTGCGCAGGGACTTCAGCAAGCGATATTCGATCTCAACGACGCGTACCGTGCCGGACTGGATACCATGTCCAGCTATCAACAGGCCGTGGACGATGCTACCGCGGCGCTCAAGGGGCATAGTAACGCCCTGCACTACACCAACGGGGAGCTGGACCTTACCGCTCAAGCGGCTCGGGACGTGTACGACCCCATGTCTAAGGTGGCCAGCGCCGCGGAGGCTGCTGCTGCTGCCGCGGTAACGCAAACTGGTAGCCAGGAAAAAGCTAACAAAATCCTTATCGACGCGCATACCCAGCTGGTAAAGATGGGTACTCAAGCCGGTCTAACTACCAAAGAAGCTATCAAACTGGCCGATGGACTGGACAACATAAAAGACCCCAAGATAAAAATCACGGCCACCGCGGCCCAGCTCAATAGCACGATCAGCGCGGCGAACAAGAAGATCGCGGCCATGCCCAAGAACCACACGACCGCGGTGAAAGGCGACATAGCCCAGCTTCAGAGCGTGGTCCGTGAGGCGCAGAACACCCTGAAGAGCCTGCACGACAAGACCGTGTCGATCAAGACCACGTACACCACCTCGGGGACCGTGGCGCACGAGGGCGGGAACTACGGAAAGGCGGTGGGCGGCCCTGTAGGAGCTGCGGCCACTGGCGGTCCCCGCAACAACCTGACCTGGGTGGGCGAGGGCGGCCCCGAGCTGGTGGACCTGGCCCCGGGCAGCTCGGTCCGGCCGCACGCCAATTCCATGATGGCGGGGCAGGACCAGGGCGGGGGCGGTGCGCCGATCTACCTCACGGTCATGCTCGGGGCCGAGGAGCTGGGAACGGCGATGATCGATCCGCTTCGCCAGGTGATCCACAACCGGGGCGGCAACGTCCAGTTCGTCCTAGGCCAGAAGGGCCGGTAGAAATGCATCGGTACAAGATCTTCAATGCGCCCATGGCGACGACCGCGGCTACGGCGAAAGTGACCACGGGCACCAACATCAAAACCATGTTGCAGATCGCCACCCCCAGTACGCGGCAGATCCAGCTGATCTCCTGGGGGTACTCCCTGGACGCGTCACCGGCCACCACGAGTACCGGGATCGTGGAGCTGATCCAGACCGACGTAGCGGCCACGGTGACCGCGCACGTGGCGTCCGGGGTGCAGCCCCTCGACCCGAACGCCCCCGCGTCCCTGATGACGCTGAGCACGACGGGCACCGGGTACACGGCGTCCGGAGAGGGGACCCCGGTCGGTACCCGCCTGTTCGACGCGGCCCAGGCTCCCGGGCTCACGTCGGGCGGGGACGGCATCAACGGGTACTCCTACCAGTTCATGCCGGACGAACGGCCGATCGTGGGCACTAGCAAGTTCCTGCGGGTGCGGGTCACGTTCGCGGCAGCGGTCAACATGCTGTGCTGGGTAACATGGGACGAATGAGAGGTATGGCATGCCGTCTTCCGTAGCGCCG